CGGATAGGCCCGACACGGATTTCATCGCCGCGTCGAATCATGAAAGAGCCTGAGTTTGATTGAAAGGCGGATTTTCTTTAAGGCTCATCGACTTGACCCCCGACGCAACAAGGGTACGAATCACAGCCTCTAAATCGGGTTGATCTACTTTTAGTTCAACACCGATATTACTCGGATGAGTCTTAAACGTAACTGCCCATAGGGGAATTATAAATACACTCATTTGAGCTTCACCACCTTCCTGGTTGCTATATCCTCACGTGTATTACGGTCGGCGGTTGCCTTCTCCTGCGCTTGTTCAATAGCCTTGGCTTCGGACTCAGCGGAGCCCTTTCCAACTTGCATGTTAGACCCCCAACGCTTACCCGAACGAATCGAAACATAGACGGAGTAGTTCCAGCGTCCGTTCTCAAGCTCGAAAAGCCCGACCTCATAACGGAGATTGTTTAGTGACCCCATGTACAACCATCCTTACCACGGGGATGATTGATTGGCTGGCACTCGGCTAGAGGCCGACCTGGCGGAAGACGATGATACGCTGGGTGTCGGTCATCGTGCTCGCGAATCTTATCAGTCTTCTGCTTAGGCGCTGCCGTAGGCTGGGTCATGCCCCTAGCATAGCACGTATCGCTAGACTCCGCAAGCTCCCCCCACACACGCCTCGTCTCGCGAGTCCTCAAACGTGAGCCCAGCCTTGCCAATCGCCTGCTTATAATCTACTGCTTCTAATGGCTGCCCGCTACGACTTCCGTTTGGATACGCTGTAACGCCACGTAGACGAGGAAGATACTTCATCAAGGTGTCTCCGAAGTCCTTGACCTCCGCCTCATCCACGATAGGATACGGCAGATTCAGAGTTGAACTTATTCCGTGATCTACATAGTCCTGGAGGTCAGCCTGAAACTTGATGCGACGCTCAATATTATACGCAAGCGAATAAGCATCCTCGATGTCATCAGGTGCGACTCCCATCTCTTCTATCAAATGATACGCCGTCGGGTCTATCACGTACTGATACTTCCAAAGCCTATCCATGTCAAGGAAGCGTCGCTTATATGCCACACAAAAGATCGGCTCTGCTGATGTCGTAGTCTCTGCGACGATGCCAATAGTTCCATTAGGCGCGATAGCTCTTGTCTTTACTGGGCGACTTAGATTGTGTTGATCTGCCCACTTGGATGCAATCTCCGTGGATTTCTCGTACTCGGCAAGCCACTCACGAAGCTCAGGAACCATCTCGTATCGGTACCCACGCACGAGAAGCCACTCATGTAGACCCATAAGCCCTAGACCAAGACGACGGTTCTTCTCGCGCGTACCAATGATCTCTGAATGAGGTACGTCAGAGTAAACAGTGCCCGCCAAAAGCAATAACGTAGCAAGGCGAATAATCTCCTTGAACTCATCCAACGTTTTGACGCGAGCCAAGTTGATAGAACCAAGATTGCAGACATCCGAATCATCCGAGCTACATAACTCTGTGCAAGCGTTTCGCAAGTTCTCTCCCTCGTTCTCACCAGCATCAATAGAAAATCCAGGCTCTCCATTCTTGACCATATTAGCTGTCGTCTCCCAGTACACACGATGAGCTAGCTCGTGTTGTGGATGATCATCGTTCTTATATGCCTCAAAGAATTCTGTGTCGAGGATAACCGATATGTTGGTCATGTCCATCTCGGCATGAGCATGTTGGTCTACCGCCTTAGCAGCGCGTACCTCGTCTGACCAATCCTTGCAATGAATCCAGTCAAACACGTCAGGATGATTCCAATGAAGTCCTCCCCAGATTGCGCTATTATGAACCAACATACCCTCAGCTACAAACTCATTTCTTCCTTCTACTTCGATGTCGTAAGTATCAATCACGCGACCAGCTTGTATACCCTTGACCTTTACAGGAGTATAAGATTGCTCTCCATTATAATCTTCGAATCTCTGCATAGCAATATCGGCATCGTAATTTTTCATTCCTAGACCGTGGTGAATCTTCTCTTCTTTGCCCATCCCGGCTGAAATAGCATATGAGAATTGTGGGGTACTTTGAAGTACAACCTCCTTATGAGCCACCCCGCTCATAAGAAACGCAAACCTTTCTACGTGACGCTTATCGGTAACGTTGAGATGATAAAGAGATTGCCAATTATCCTTGGCCGGTCGGACCATCTTTAGTCTGGTGGCTAATCCCAAAGACGCACAAAGAGCCTGTACTTGACGTAGATACGTGGGATAAACTGAAGCGGCTATACAAACGGGGCGACTTGATACCGAACCATCTGCATCAAAAAGGCCAGCTACATAAGCAGCCCGAATAGAAATAGTTCCCTGCAAAATAAAATCAGGGATCTCAATTGATTCGTTAGGCTTCTTTATCTGTGATAAATAGTTGGCTAATTGCCACGACTTTGTACCGATATCCCAACATTTTCCATCTCCCTCGCGACGCATTACGTTGGTTCCAAAACGCGACAATTGGCGTTCTGCTTCATCAGCTACGTCCGGTAAATCATGTGCCGCTGCTATTGAAACAGAACCACCGTTATAACCATCCTTTACCCGTACACTAACGCAACCATCCCCGTGGAGTAGACCAATAAACCAAGCCATCTCTAGATCAAGTTCTGGAATAATAATATCCTTACACGTAGTTGACATCTTAGGCTTTGTGTATTTCCAATCTGGAAGCGAAGTTTCTATACCCTCAATCGGTTGAGGAACAAAAATCATTCGATCTCCCTTTGTAAGGTTTTGTGCCTCCTTCCAATCGTAATCACCTAGCGTATTGGCTAATACAGCAACGCGATGATTAGGCGTACACTCAAAATCTCCCATTTGAGTATTGATCAAAATTGTTTGTTGTTGGCCTTGTGAAATATTTCCCTGGACAGTATGATACCCGTCATAGGTCATCACTTGATCTCCAATTTGAACATTTTGAATTGGAACTAAACCGCGTTCTAAATGTACAAAAGTATCAACTGGCAAACACCGCCGTTGGCCACCTTGCATCACGTGGCGAGCAATCTCATTGACCATATTTGCTGGAGATAGAGGTCCCGTAGCTACTCCTCCTGTCTTTTTGATGCGCGTGTTATTGGGTCGCACATCCGAGTAGACCACACCAATACCTCCACCGCACGAAAGAGAAAGAATCGACTTACGAACCAGGTCAGCCCAACCCTCACGAGAGTCCTCACACCTGTAGAGAAAACAGTTGTTGGTTTGGTGGAACTGTCGTCCAGCCTGAGCTAGCTTACGTCCACCAGGAAGCAGCTTACGTTCGATGATAAGCTTTACAAGAGCCTGAAACTCAGGATCGTGATCGGTGTACCCAAGCGCCCCTAATTCGTGACGCACGACACGATATGCAGTGTCCGGCCATACCTCTATTGGTTCGCCATCCTCATCCTTCCACGAGTACTTATCGAGGTACTGCTTATGAGCCCAAGGTCCCATCTGGTCATCGAGTGGGTCTTTCTCTAGGTCTTCGACTGTATCAATCGTGGTTTCTAATTTCTCCCACTCGTCGTTGAAGTCGTCGGTTGAAAATTGAAATCCCGCATCGACGGGAAGTAGTGCTGCCTCCATGTTGTCCTATCTCTTGTTTGTCGTGTGCATGTTACTGTTCGCGAAACAGTCTAGCAGAGTGGGAAGCTAGGTTGCTTGTAAACTTACTATTTCCAGTCCTAATCCATTCTTCAGCTACTACCCAACGCTCTCGATGATTTGATATGCGTTTCTTCCCACGAGAACTGATACAAAAATCAGTCGGGTTAGCACCACAATAAGGACACTCAAAACATTGAACTTCGGTTCTAGACATCATCTTTTGTTTTCCTTTCTCGTACTCTTTTCTTTCAAGGCTCTTACCACTATAACACATCTATACATGACATCTAAAACTAAGTTTAATACAATAGTACTATAGTATATACATACCTACTCAAGAATCTAGTAAGCTTTGAAAAAGATGTATCAACTCAAGCTGCTATCCTATTGTAAATCATGTCAATCATAACCACACAAAGATGTCTTTCTGCGGAGCCTTGGTTTGAGTTGTATATACCTTCCTCAACAGAGCCACAAAAAAAGTATCGAGTGTTAGTACCCTGGCCTGATGATACGGTAAATGATTTAACTTGTGAATGTCTTTCATTTGTTCATAGAGGTCATTGTCATCATCAACAAGAGGCTTTTGATGCGCTTTGTAGATGGACCTCTATAGATGGACCAGAGGAACAAACTTTTGAGCAACGACATAACCACATTTGTCCTCGTTGTGGAGGAGAAACTCTGATGGAGGCCGAGTACGAGTGATGTGCTATAGTTGATTTGTATGAGTAACGACCTAAACCAAATCACAAAGCGCCTCGGTAACGCTCATAAACAAAAGACAGTGGCAGAAAAGGAACTCAAGGAGTCGCGAAATCTTTTCTTTGACGCAATTGATGATGAGATTCTTGATACCGAGACGCTTGCTCAACAAACAATTGAGATTCCAAACTACGTAGATGATGTAGTAGATTACATCAAACAATTTTATCCTGGATGGTATCTAATTGAACATTTTGCAAAAGAAGATAAAACGGCATTGATTGAGGAAGACCCCTCTTTCAAGAAGTTCGTCTATGTCAATCAAGAGGATGAAAACCTTTACAAACGCAACGTCTCTCAAGCTGGACCTTCTCTGGACGACGAACGTCTCAAAGAAGAGGACCCAAAGCTTTGGAAACGAATCACCGACCAGAAGACTACGCGCGTACTAAAAGATTTGGAGACGGTATCTAACGATGACCTTGCTGCGATGCAAAAGTATTTCGTACCTGGTCCGATGACTGTAAAGCTAGATGCTCCTCGTAAAGCTAAGCCCGAGGAGTTGACATGATATGCAGACCACGACCCGAGTCAATTGGAGATTCACGTTTACGATTACGGACGTTGGTCGAATGCTCGGAAAGTCTCCAGTCACTTTACGAGGGTGGGAGGATAAAGGATTGGTCACTATCCCTCGTGACAAATCCAATGACCGCAAGTTTAGATGCAAGGATGTGCATATCATTACCGACAAAGCTTTCGAGCTTGGACGTATCAATCGTCGGCGTGCAAATCTAGTGCATGCTACAATGACAATGATGGAGCAGATTGAAACGGATAATAACTGGAAGGCTAAGCAATGACCGACTTAAGGATTGGCATCCTTGGCCCGCCAAAATCGGGTAAGAGCGCATTCGCGAAATCTTTAGCAAAAACACTTAGCGCACAGAGTCAAAAGGTTAAGGTAGTGGATGGCTATATGGATAGCCTCATCAAACGCACAGGATACGCTTTCGACATCTTCGCCACTTACCCACAGAACCTACAGATTCTTTTTGAGCGCTGGACACGAGAACAAGAGGCGGAAAAGGTAGGATGTCATACCTTGATAACGGTAGGTTCTCTTTACGAAACGATTTTATATACGGGATTGCGTGTCAATTCTGACCTCACGCTCAAAACTGATAAGACGGTTCAGATGCAGGGACGAGTGGCTATGGAAATGCTTGGCGTTATCCAATCGCTTATCGCCACACACGACCTGCTATTGTTTCTTCCGTACACAAATAAGGTACTTGCCGAAAAGGGTCGTTCTTATGATGTAGTGATTCATGAGAAGCTTCCAGAAGTCGTGGCTGGATATTTCCGTCCACTTACTCCGCTCACAGGTACTACGAAAACAAAGGTGAAAGATGCCCTTACCGCCATTAAGGCGATTGAAGATTGGAAGGCCGAAATTGCTATCTCCGATGAGTGACCGACAGTTTGATGAAGTCGAACGGCTCATCCAAGCGTCTCCTATCAAGTCCGATGAATGCCCAACATGCGGAGCAAAACCTGTTGAAGTGGCACCTGGAATAACCGAGTGGGGACCCAGCACATATCACTATCTTGATGAGGACCATCCGTGTGACTGCAAAGAACAGAAAGCTTTATTCCGTCACTACCTCCTTGCGCGTATACCCCAGGAGTATATGAACCTTGGACTTGAGAACTACGTCGGCGACCCTGCGGCTCTCAAAGCAACGCAGACATATCTAGAGAAATGGACAAACTTTCGCAAGCACGGTATGGGTCTTGGTTTCTACTCAAAGAACCAAGGAACGGGCAAGACCTTCCTCGCGTGTTATTTAGCGCGAGAGTTGGTCAAACGTGGAGAGTCAGTCTACTACGTCTACTTCCGAAACATAGTGGGTATATTCGAGTTACCATATGAGGCGCGTAAGGACGAGGAAAATCGTCTCCGCGACTGTACGGTTTTGATTCTTGACGAGGTAGCTCGACCAATATCAGAGGCTCAGCGAGTTCTTTTCGCAGAGAAGTTTGAGGAGCTGATTCGGTATCGGTCCAACTACAACAAAGTAACAATCTTGACAACTAATCTTACGCCAAAAGAACTTGATACAATTTATCCACGTACCTATTCTTTGCTCGCCGCAAAGGAGCAATCCATCGAAGTAGCTGGTAACGATGTGCGCAAGGAAGGTATCTGGAGTGTCAACCGTGAGTTGGCCGAGAACGCAGAATCGAGACCGCTATCGTAAAGGAAAAATTATGTGGTTTGTAAGTAAAAAGAAATATCAATGGACGTTAGACGAATGGGAATCTGATTGGAATTGGTGGTCAAAACGTACTGATGAACTTGAAAAACAAATTGTAAAACAAGATACACTATTGGCTCATAGTATTCCACAAAATATTTATCTAGGGAGCCCACAGACAAGAATTGATAGTCATATTCCTCAATGGGAACGAGAAGAGAAAGAGTGGGGTTATGAGGCATATGCTAAAGGTAATGTACGTATTGAGGCTGAGGCGATTGACGAGGATGATGGTAAGGAGCCTGGTTATACTCGTGCGCGGGTAAGTATTTTTGATTCTGAGTTAGAGGATTCACCAGCATTGGCGGCAGCTAAGGCTGTTACCGAGGAAGCAAAACTTTAATGTCAGGTGAAATCAGACGCGGCCGTAAAGCCATAGAGGAAGCAAGCCAAGGCGGCATTCAGAAGCTACTAGACCGACTCTCAGAACGAGGGTTTGACCCAGAAGAGCAAAGCAAAGGTTGGCTTGCCTTATGCCCTGTTCATGGCGACACAAATCCAAGCTTAGCCATAAACGAAGGCGAAAACGGACAGACGCTCATCTATTGTCTGAGCCATCAGTGTGAGTTCAATGACATTCTTGACGCACTTGACTTGGAGGCGCGTGATTTAGGAGGTATTCAGAAAACTTCTAAGAGCAAGAAAACTATCGAGTATATTTATACCGACGTAAACGGAAATCCTGTACGTAAGAAGGTTCGTAAGGCTGGAAAGCAATTTTCACAAGCGTGGTGGGACGGCAACGAGTGGGTTTGGAAAGACGTTTCAAAGAACGCCCCAACACTACTTTATCACCTACCCGATGTACTTGACGCCGTAGATGTAGGCGAGGTCATCTACGTTTGCTATGCGGACGATACCGAAGTGCTCACGCCATCTGGCTGGGTGTCGATGGCCGAGTTATCTGATGACGCTCTGGTCGCGCAGTACGACCTTGGTGAGGTTTCGTTCGTTGTGCCGTCCGCGCAGCAAGTCTTCGACTACGCCGGTCCTATGGTGTCGATTGACGCCAACTGGTCTGGGTTACTCGTTACTCCCGATCATCGTGTGTTGTGTAAGTATCCTGGTTTCTCGCCGGTAACCATTCCCGCCGAGAAGGTCAACGTGCAGCGCCAGCTTCCCGTTGCCGGGGTCCGCACGGGAAACGGCAACGGGCCGAGCGCCGATGAGGCGCGGCTGCTCGCCGCGTGGCAAGCCGATGGTGTTAACTGCGCTCGTGGCTATCGCATTGGTTGGAACCTACGTAAGACTCGTAAGATAACTCGGCTTCGTTATTTGTTCTCTGTACTTGGTATCGAATGGCAAGAGCAGCAATTTCCGTCCAGATTCGGATGGACATATTTAACGATTGATCGGCGGGACGTACCTTTATTACAGCGGTTGGCCAATAAGCGTTTTGGATGGGATATTTTAGATTGGCCAATAGAAAGCCGCCAAGCGCTGCTTAGCGAGCTGGGCTATTGGGACGGCGACCAGATCGGCAAAGAAGGTGTGCGTTATTACACTGCCGATAAGCAGTGTGCGGAGGTTATTTCCGCCGTCGCTGCAACAACTGGATGGGGTGCGATTACGCGTCTTGATGAACGGATTGAGCGCCCAAAGCAAAGCCCGCAGTGGATTGTTAACCTTGTTCCGCGCGATTGGCGGCGGCTTGGTCGCAAGCCGGGCCGCGTAGACTATGATGGGCGCGTCTATTGCCTAACGGTTCCGAGCGGCTATCTCGTGACACGTCGGCAGGGCAAGGTAACAGTTTGCGGAAATTGCGAGGGCGAGAAGGACGTAGAGGCGCTTATCGAGGCAGGGGTGACGGCTACTTGCAACCCCGATGGTGCAGGTAACTGGAAAGATGAGCTATCTATCCCACTTGAAGGCGCGAACGTCATCGTTATCGCAGACAGAGACGAGGCGGGTTACCAACATGCCAACAAGGTTGCCTTATCATTACGTCAACGCGACTGTGACGTGCTGATTGTCGAGGCCAAAGTTGGCAAGGATGCTCATGACCATCTACGCCTATTTGGCGTTGAAGATTTTGTAGCTGTAGAGGAAATTAAGACTCTACCTGGAGAAAGATATGGCACTGGAGATTTCGCTCGCGCCATTCAGAGTTATTTTGATAAAGTATTCCGAGGCTCAGGTCCATCCTTTGGTTTTTCCCACTTAGACGATTACTTCTATGGGCAACGAGGCGTAACGATATGGCTTGGAGCACCAAAGACGTACAAGAGTTGGGTTCTTGTCAAGGGTCTGAGAGAAAACATATATGCAGGTAATTGCCCTTGGCATTATTCGTTAGAGCTACCTGCCGAGGAAACCTACATGCGATTGATGTGCATGATTGCCAATATTCCCTGGTGGAAGTATCTTCGTAATAAACTTTCGCCAGATGAGTGCCAATCCATGAAACAACTAACTGAGGAATTAGAGCAATCAGGGTCCTTTGAAATAGTTAAGCCGCCTCCTGGTGAACGTTCAATTGACGATTTGGTTAGCCAAGCCAAAGACGCCGGGGCGGCCGTTGTCTTCATCGACCAGCTTCAATATGTTGAGGTAGATGGACGTTCGCTTGGTGACTGGAACGAAACGGGTAGATACTTTGGCGTACTTGACCGTGCTCGTAACTACTCCGATGAGATTCCGATTTGTTTTGCCCATCAGTTCAATCGCACCATAATGAACGCGGAGACAATGCCAGTAGTGGAGCAAGCAAAGGCGTCTAACGCTATCGCCGAGACGGCCACACAGGTTCTTGGAATATGGTCGAGTAAAGAGATGCGCGAATCGTCTCAGTTTGAAATTGGTACATTAGCTTCTCGTAACAATAATCTACGTAATTGGTCGGCCGAAGTTAATTTGACCAATGAATGCCGTTTCGACATTACGGGAGTAGCGGAGAGCGATGGCTGAGATTCCCGTTCATATTGTTCAAAAGAAAACAGAAAACCTAGACCCCTTTCCGATTCCCAATTGGTTTGATGACCCCGAGCAGGTCGCTCCATGCCCCTGTGGTCAACCGCCCGATGAGAGCTGTATGCTCGTTACAGGAGACACACCCCTCAGTCGATGGTTTCATCAAGGCTGCCTCGATTTCTTAGAGAAAGAGATGGACGAGGAAGAAATTGAGGAAAAGCATGAGTGGGAGAGGCAAATGAAAAAACTACAAGAAAGAAACGAAGAAGAATAAACGCGCCCATTCTGAAGGGTAATAAGCGTATGAGTTTAACAAAGTATGCGGACATAGAAGGCGCTAAAGTCTTGACCCCCGATGAGCACCAACGCATCGCTAAGAGCCTGCAAAAGCTGGGCAAGCTGAGCGCGCAAGACCTTACCGATGATGAGCGCAAGCTTTTGTTAGACCTATCTAAGTAATCTGGCAAAGCCTTTCGAGGCCGCCTGCTATAATGAAATAAAACAATGACCATAGGGTTCGCCCGGTCAAAGGAGACAAATAAGATGTCTGAGATTCGTAGAGGTTCCGCAGCAATTCAAGAAGCAGCCGAGGGTGGTCCTAGTGGAGAGGGTCAGTTCCGTCCTTATCTCCCAGCACTCTTTTGGAAGGAGGACCAGCAAGAGCGTTACGTCCTTTTCCTCAACGAGGTAGAGGATATGCCGCTATTTGACATGATTCAATTCATTCCAGAGGGCGACTACTTTCAGGAAGCAGTATCAAAGACCGACCAGTTTTTTGGCGAGAGATATGATGCTTTCGAGAAGGAGTGGGATGCAACAGCTCGTAAAACAAATATCGCCATCGCGGTCGAGCTTGAGCCCGTAGTAGAGATTGTCAACAAACGTCGTAAGCCGCGAGGCTTTGAGGTTAAGACAGTTGAGTATGAGCGCACCGTCTTTGATGATGATGGCGAGAAGACAGACGAGAAGGAAGAGGTTACGTGCCCAGCGGTAGGTTATATAGCGCAGAGCCCAAACAATTTCTTCAACCAAATCAGCAACTACGATGCAAATGAGGCTCCCGTTACCGAAACGGCGCTGAAGATTACTCGTATCGGTAAGGACAAGTCCACCACCTATCAAATCGTAGGATATGACGAACTCCCTATTGATTTGTCTAATCTAATCGGTTACGTAGATGGAATTAGCTATCTTGGCGAGGACCTGGACCCTCTGCTCGATGAGATTGAGAAGCTAACGCCAGAGGAAGCCGCACTAGCCATCGGTAAGAAGCTCCTTGATAAACGCGAAGAGGAACTGATTGATGACGACCGTTATCAGGAATTGTTTGATGGCGTCACAGAGTCAATGGACAAGTTCGGCAACAAGAAGAAGAGCAAGGAGAAGACGAAAGCCGAGCCCGTAAGAAGCCGAGCAGCTTCTCGTCGCGTAACAAAGGCAGAGGAGTCAGATGGAGATGAGCCAGATGAGCCTACGTCTGACCCCGAGCCAACGGAGGAGGTCACGCCTGCTCCAAAAGCTGCTAAAAAAGCAGCTTCTGTCAAACAGACCCCTGAGTCTCGTATGGCAGAGTTGCGTAAGAAGTCAGCCGAGAGAGCAGCGGCGCGAAAGTAATCGCGTGCTTCGAAATCCTATTTCAATTTTCACAGACGGCTCATCCAACTATAAAGACGGTTCTGGGGGTTGGGCGTTTGTAGCTATTGATAGTTACGACGGCGAAGAGGTCGGTAGTGGTCACGCCTCGGACACAACGAACAATAGGATGGAGCAAACCGCATGGGCTAAGGGTCTAAGCTATTTGTTTGAGACTCTTGGCCCATGCGATGTTCTTGTTTACAGCGATAGCCAGTATGTAGGTTTAGGGGCGATGGACCGCACACGAAAACGAAAGAGAAACCGTGACCTTTGGAATGAAATTGATAAGGCGATTGACCAGCACAGTTCAGTTGAGTTTGTTTGGGTCAAGGGTCACGATGGAAGTCATTATAATCAACAGGCGGATGGTCTCGCGGTAAAAGCTCGCAAGGCTGGAATCAAAAATGCCAGAAACTAAAACAAATGAAAATCCTAGTTGGGTCATATTCCCTGGCGATTGTATAGCTGAGATGCAGTTGCTTGATGATAACTCTATTGACGCATGTATTTGCGACCCGCCATACTCTTTAGAATTTATGGGAAATTCTTGGGATAAGCATATAGATTTTCAAGGATGGACGCAGCAATGGGCAACCGAGGCTTTGCGAGTTCTAAAGCCAGGTGGATATTTACTTGCTATGGGTAGCCCTCGTACCTATCATCGTCTCACTTGTGGAATCGAGGATGCTGGTTTCGAGATTAGAGATTGTTTAACTCTTTTTTATTGTTATGGAAGCGGATTTCCTAAGTCTCATTCCGTATCTCTTGCTATCGACAAGGCCAAAGGCGGAAAAGACAGAGGAAAAGCCGTAGCAACAGCTTCAACTAAACTACCCTATCAAGGCGGACAATACGGTCAACAAAGTACAGAGAAACTCCCTAGCGGACAGCAATTACCACCATATGAGCCACAATCAGATGAGGCTAAGCAATGGGATGGCTGGGGTACAAACCTAAAGCCAGCCTATGAGCCAATCGTTATGGTTCGAAAGCCGCTTGCAGAGAAAACAATAGCCGCGAATGTCCTAAAGTATGGCACGGGCGCTTTGAACATCGACGCGACACGCATTGGAACAGAAACGATACCGATTAATAAGTTAGAGAAATGGTCTGGTTTCGGACAAGAGAAGAAACCAAATTATACGCCTACACAATCGGTAGGACGTTGGCCTGCTAATCTTTTATTGGACGAGGGGGCGGCGCAAAAACTAGATGAGCAAGTAGGAGACACTGGAAACAAATGGAAGAAGAATTATGGAGAGCAGTATGCCGACGAGGCTCGTCAATATGGCGGGGGCACGTTTGGCGGAGGAGGTTATAAAGGCAACTCAACTTACGCCGACTCGGGTGGACCTTCTAGGTTCTTTTATACACAAAAGGCAAACAAGAAAGAAAAGACCGAGGGAAGCCACCCGACTCAGAAGCCCATCGAATTGATGCGATACCTTGTGAGACTTGTGACGCCACCAGATGGGATAATTCTTGACCCGTTCATGGGCTCGGGCAGCACAGGCGTGGCTGCTCTTCTGGAGGGGTTCTCATTCGTTGGTATCGAGCGCGAGGAAGAGTATGTCAAGATAGCAGAACACCGATTGGGTGGAGTATAGACTAATGTCTTTACATCAACACTCGTGTTTCAGTTCGCTCGACGGTTGGAGTACCGTTAATGAGATTGCAAACCGCACATTAGAAATTGGTCGTTCATATAGTGGACTAACCGACCACGGCGTTGTAGCGGGTCATCTTGAGTTTGATAAGGCCATGCGTAAGCGCGGAATTAATCCCGTGTTTGGGGCCGAGCTGTACGCGGGCATCAACTTTAATAATCTTAAGAAAGGTGAGCGCGACCAGGCTCATCTGATTGCGCTGGCTATGACAGACGAGGGATTAAAGAACCTTTGGCGGCTAGTCAACGCCACCGCCGACCGTGACCATTTCCATCACGTTGGTCGGGTGTCCCAAGAAGATATTGTGAAGTACAAGGAGGGCATAATCTTCACATCGGCTTGTCCGTTAGGTCTTGTACCTAAAGGATTGCTTCGCGGAGATGACACCCACTTGAACTGGTATCTCGATAATTTAGGTGACAATTTTCGCATAGAGATTACAACCTATCCTGGTGACGCTGAGTTCAAGGACATGGATTCAGAGGGCGAGGAGGCGACTGTTACTCCACGTCTTATCAACGAACTTCTTATCACGGCTGCCGACGAGAGAGGCGTTCCTGTTACTTACGGCGATGATGGACACTATGCCTTTCCGAAAGATTTCGAAAAGCATGATATGTATTTGGCGGCGCAGACACGACAGTCTATCTACACGCCTGTCGAGGAGCGCAAAATGTACCATCCGCCTAATGCCATGTGTATCAAGGACGAGAAGATGGTACGCGAGGCGTTTCATTATCTACCCAAGAAGAAAGTAGATGAAGTAATCGCTAACACACATGCGGTTGGCGAAGCTGCCGATGCTCACCTCCCGACCGTAGACCGTCCACATCTACCCGTGTTTATACCAACCGAGTGTCCTTGGATTGATTCCGAGGATAAACGTGACGCGACTGCTCTCTTTACTGATTTGGTAGGCGAGGGTATTGACCGTATCTATAGCGGCACAGAGCGCGAAGAGGAGGCGTGGACCAAAGCCACGCATGAGGTCGAGGTTCTGACCGAGGATGGACTAGAGCATTACTTCCTGATGGCATGGGACATCATGCAGTTCTGTAAGTTAGAAGAAATCAACGTCGGACCAGGCAGGGGTTCGAGTGCGGGAGCTATTGTCGCATATGCGCTCGGTATCACTGACGTAGACCCGTTGTACTACGACCTGTACTTCGAGAGATTTTGGAATAAGGGACGTACGGATGGCTTTCCCGATATCGACACGGATTTTGCCAAGTCTCGGCGTAGTGAGATATTAGATTATCTAATAGCCCGATGGGGAGCAGACCGCGTATGCTCTATTGGCTCCGTTACTCATATGAAGCCGATTGCCGTAATTGAGAAGCTCGCGACAGCATGCGAGATAGACCACGGCGAAGTAGAACAACTAAAGAAGATTGTAAAGCAAACCAAAGACCTTGAGATTCACGGTCACGAACAGATTGGTTGGAATCCAGAGATTGAGCCCGACAAGGTCATCTATGTCAACACTTCTACGGAAATGAACCCCGAAGGTGACAAAGTAGGGAAAGAAATTGAACAATGGATAGGCGACAATGAGAAGCGACAGAAGTACGTTGAAATGTGCGAAGCTGCTTGTTCTCGCAACTCAAATTACGGCGTTCATGCTTCGGGAATCGTTGTATCGGATATTGATTTAGCAGCCTATGCGCCTGCATATCTACGCGGAGGCAAGGCCGAAGGTATCCCCGCCACCATGTTTCCTATGAAGGAGATTGAAAAGCTGAAGTTAGTCAAGGAGGATGTTCTAGGACTCAAGACTCTTGATACTCTCGCCGAGTGGGACAAACTCATGGAGGAGAAAGGAATTACTACTGAGTGGTCTGGACTTGACCGCCAAGAGCACTCTGAGGAGATGTGGAAACTCCTAGACGAAGGATTCGTTGCGGGTATTTTTCAATGCGAGACACATGCTGGTAAGGACTTGGCAGAAAGACTCAAAATCCGTAACGTTGAGGACCTTGGCGTACTCGTTGCGCTAAATCGTCCTGGTCCCTCGCGTGCAGGGGTACCAAACCGTTACATCGCGCGCAAAGAGGGGCGCAGCGAAATCACTTATCCGCATCCTTTGCTTGAAGAGATACTAAAACCAACTTTCGCTTTGTTTCTGTACCAAGAGCAGATCATTCGTTTCATGAGCGAGTTAGGGTATTCTCTTGGCGACGCCGATGCGATGCGTAAGATACTGGGAAAGAAGCAACCAGAGAAGCTAAGCGAAATCTTTGAGGGCTTCAATGAGTGGGATAAAAAGGGCTTCCTGCAAGTCGCTATGGAGAAAGGATTTAGCAAAGAGGTTGCTACTGAAGTTTGGAAGGATATTGAGGGTTTTGCCTCATACTCGTTTAACAAGTCTCATTCTATCGCCTACGCAATCATCGCGTTTCGTTGCCTTTATGCTAAGTTCTATGGCCCGCAAGAGTGGTACATCGCCTGTATTCGTACGGTTGATAACGCTAAGCGTGTAGATTTGACGCCGCAGTATATCAAAGAGGCTCGCCGTATGGGAATCAAGGTGCTTCCTCCCGATATTCGCTACTCAAAGGCGGAAGTAGATGTACACGATGGTCATATTTACTTTGGATTCGGCGACATCAAGGGCGTTGGTACTGGGGGCGAGTATCTTGTCAAACTACGCGATGAGAATCGTTTTGATATTTCTACTCCTGAGATATTAGAAGAGATGTTGGTCTGCCTCAACGATATGGAACTCGCCCATAAGAAGGAGGCTATCGCGGAAGATAATCCCTTACCATCCGATTGGAAGTCTCCTAAACAACTTCTAAACGAGAAGAAGCTTTCACTAGTACACGCCGTGGGCGCATGGAACGACCTTGAAGGAGCTACCATTGACCTAAAGACGCAACAAAAATGCGAGTTGGAGCTTCTAAATGTAATCCTCACGGACAACACCGAGGAGATTTTGGAGCAACACCAAGAGGAGATTGAGAAATGCGATTCTTGGGACGATGCGGTGCTCGCATGGGAGGATAAAGAAACCGACGAGGAACAAACCCATCAAGATTATCGCCTACCTGCTATCATTACAGGTATCAAACCAACAAAGGTAAAGGCAAGCGGTAACGCGATGGGTATCGTCACTATGGAGTACGGCAGACACGAGTTGACATTCGCTTGTTTCTCTAACAAGTGGGTTGCCAATAAGTTCCTGTTCAAGCCGCATAATGTCGGTATCTTTACGATTCGACAATCCGCCCCAACCGATAAGCGTAGTAGTGGGTACCATTTTGAGCAGGGAAGGCTCCTTTCGTAATGAATGACAAACGCAGAGACACATTAGAGAAGATTCGTAACAAGACTATCAATAGTTTTGGTGCTAATTCATCAATCATAGGTAGTGACAAGTACGTCTTGAATGTTGTATCTTCACCGTCGCTAATGCTTGACTATAAGCTCGGTATCGGTGGCTTTCCGTATGGCGGTATGGTTGAGGTGTTTGGAGCAAATTCCCTCGGAAAGACGACGTGTATTGGATACGGAACCCTGGCAAATGTGCAGCGCGAAGGCAAGATTCCTGCATTGATTGCGATGGAGCCTAACTTTGACGAGGACTGGGCTTTCAAACTGCATGGTCTAGACCCAAATCTTATTTTAGTGCAGCGCCCAGATAATGCAGAGCAGGCATTCGAAATGCTTTATGACCTTGTGTATGACACAGAGGTTAATTACATCCTACTCGACTCTGTTGGGGCGATGGGGGCCTCATCCACACAAGAAGGTGGCAAGCAAAAGGCATATGGCGTATCAAGTGAAGTTACGTCGGGACTCAATGCCGTCATGCCTCGGTTATGGAAGGCTAATAAGGGGCTCATGATTCTCAATCAACAGCGCCAAGGGTCGGGTGGTACGCAGACATGGTATGAGTCTCCTGGGGGCGAGGGACTAAAACATCACGCCTCTATTCGTATTCATCTCAAGCCAGGGGCGAATAAGTATTACTCTGTTATTGATGGCGACAGGGTGCTTGTGGGTCGAGAATTGAAGTGCGTATTCAAGAAGAATAGGATGTCTCAAGCCGCGAATAAGTCCGCCGAGTTTACGTTCTACAACATCGAGACAAAAGAGTACGGACTAGGTATTGACAAAGTATTGGATGTCATCAATACGGCCAAGGTATCTGGCGTCATGAAACCTCAAGGGTCTTGGCTCGAACATCAAGTCTTTCCGAAAGGCAAAATGCAAGGAATTGTCAAGGCTCGCGCCTTCTTCAAGGAGAACCCAGAGGCGTTCGAGATAATTCGTAAAGACGTAATGGGGGTAATGATTAGAAACGAGCTTGAAATTGCTCAGGGGCCGCTACAAGAGGCAGAGAATGGCAGCTAGAGGCTCAAAGAAGCGTCTTTCAGTTGACCACGAGGACTTTATCGCGCGAGTTTATGGCGGCGTACGTTCTCCCTCATCTGGCGGAGCGGGAAATGATTGCGGCGACGTACGGACGAAGAACAGTTTGTTCGAGTGCAAGGCTACGACGAAAAGTCAATCGAAAATCCTCAAAGAGTTTGAGAAGGTTACTAAGGAGGCATATTCTGAGGGTCGCGAACCTCGTTTAGCTCTACGTTACTTTGCCCCCGAGAGTATTCTTGCCAACTTAGATGGCTGGGTGGACCTTATCGTGCGCACAGTTGAGAACGACCAGTTACGCGAACAAGAATTTGAGTATCTTCAAGCGTCTGAGGGGTGCCTGTGATAAAGCTAGATAAATCTCAGATTACAAAAAACTTGGGTAATAAGCATTACAAATTCGTACCTTATCTTGAGAAAGCTATCGCCGATTTTGATGACGAATGGCAATTTGTCTATCAGGAAAAGGAGCAAGACCACCATTGGCATCCATCGAGTCATTGTGTTCAACCCGCAACTGAGCTATATGCGATAGCGCGCGGAGAAGTTGAGCCCTGGGTTATATCTGGGTCCTTACGAAAGACGTTCCAGGTCGGTCACTTCTGGCATCAATGGCTTCAGTACATCACGCTACATAAGTTGGAGATGTGCAAGCCCGAGGCTATTGAGCGCAAAGGAAAACATGAATGGGGTACAGGTCACTTCCAGGCCGTAGCTGGAGCAGGAGATATAGCTCCGCTTGAAGCCCCTGGTTGGACTGGACTAGTTGATATTAAGACTATGAGTGCCCAAAACTACGCTCGTCCGCAGATACCTGAGTTTTTCGCCGACAAGTATGAGTGTCAAATGAACATTTACATGTTCCTTTTTGATTTGGGCGAAGCTATGATTCTAGCGGTCAACAAGGACACTGGCGAATTTCGAGAGGTTATATATCAACGAAATTTGTCGCTGATAAACACCCTTATCGAGAAGTGGCAATTTGTTGGCGCATGTCTCGATGCCGATGAAGCTCCGACCAAGGCCGACAATGACATGTTCGACCTTGAGGGTCTACTTACTGGACCTATTGCCTAGCCGTCTTTTTAGTTAATCTGTTACAATTAACCCTTATGAGGGTAATTGGAATAGATCCTGGGGCCACTAGAGCAGGCTGGTCCATTCTTGATAGTGGCCCTACCCATATTGCTTCGGGCGTAATTCATCATCCGCGTTTGCCCAAGCAAAAGTTTCAGGAGTACCGCATAGAACTTACAGAACATTGGGTAGAAGAGTCTTTCGAGCTTCTAGAAGAGTACAAACCTGATGTGCTTGTGTCTGAGACCGTGCCTAGTCGCGGCCCCGCCATTATGGACCAATTATATTTGGCTAACGTACAGGTAACAGTCTTGCACGCGATTGCCATATCATATGGCGTCAAGGTAGTACAGGTATCGGCGCGGTCAGTACAAGCGAAGATAGCCAAGCGCCGACCAGGCTATAAAGTGACTAAAGCGCAAGTGAGGTCAGGGGTTATTGAGATATTTCCTGAGTTAAAAGAGCGTCTCAAAGGCTCTGTGTTTGAGGCATCAGATGCCATTGGAATTGCAATGTATTATTTGACGAAATGAATATGTGAATCAATGTGCTATAATAAGAGGTAATGCAAGACGCTCCAAAAAAGAATAAACAAATAACGCAAGCCGTTCCGCTCCATCGGATTCTAAGGGAGGTGCTCCGTCACTACATTGAGTACCGCGAGCTAGTCGCTCAAGACGGCCGCAATGATATTATTGACTATGGATATTGGGTTTATAACGAGGACGGGACCCGTAACCATAAAGAGGACGTATCAATTTCCTTCTGGGACCTTCATCGAGGCATCAAAGAGTTAGCTCCACGAAAGAGAGAGGCACTCTGGTACAACGTGATTTGCGACATGAAGCAACGTGATGTGGCAAAAATCATGCACATAACTACAGTATCGGTTGGGCAATATACACAGAACGCATGCGAACAGTTAGTGTGTGATTATTTCATGCCAGAGGAAATTGAGAAAAAATGAGGACTTCAGTGAAAAACGAAATATATGATTTGTCGGTAAAAGAGAATCACTATGCGTTTGATAGACCCGCAACCAAAGATGACGACGAGCATGACGAGGATTATGACATCCTTGAAGAGGAAGAGGAGACTGTTTTTGAACAAGGCAAAAAGTATAAATCGGAAGAACTAATTGAGTTTGCCGATAAACTATTGCGCGCAGACTCAAACCGAGAGCTATGCCGCAAATGTAAGGAAAAGAACGATGATAAAGACTATTTGCCGTATGGAACAGAGACGGGGGAGATTGAGTCTATGCCTCAGTTCACGGCAGATGGAGAGCCGCTATTAGATGACGAGGGTAACCAATTGTATCTCGATTTCCCTGAACTAAAATGCGAGAAAGGTCATCGTTGGTTCAAGGGAGAGGGACAACGTCGAGACATTCGAGGACCAAATCCTATCCTATTTGAGAGCCATTTGTACAACCGTAAAAGACGCGAGATTTATACGGCGTCAGGTCAGCCTGACCCTGCATTTACAATGGATAGGTTCGGAAGACCTACTGTTGGTATATACAATCGCGCACATCCCGATGGCCGCAAGATTAACACAGCCTCTCAGCGCGCCCGTAACGGCGCGCCCCTGGCATTAGATACTCCTCTTTTAACCGTAGAGGGTTGGAAGACTATGGGTACAGTTGAGGTTGGCGATTATGTTTATGGTCAACAGGGGTCGCCAGTTCGCGTTGTAAAGGTATCTTCGATTTTTGAGGACCGCCTTTGTTATCGAGTGACCTTTGAGGACGAAGATTCTGTTATTGCCGACGAGGAACATCGTTGGCCTCTGCTAGAGGGTGTAAGAAGAAACACGGGAGAAATCTTTCGCTATGGAGAAAAGGTTTTTCTTGAAAACCCAGGTCCGTGTACTTTACTATTGCCTAACAAACCATCAATCGTCTATATTGATGCGGTAGATTCTGTTGATGTTAGATGTATTACGGTTTGGAACCCAGCTCATGTCTTTTTAGTGGGTAAGGGTATGCACTTGACTTGTAACAGTTACTACCGTTAGCAGCCTGCTATACTAAAAGAAAGACATGTTAGAACGCAAACCATATAGTCACAAAGACGAACACGGGTATCTGTTATATTTCAGAACCAAAGGTCCGTTGCTAGTCTTGGGCTACCATGTAAACCGAAGATGGCGGATTTTATTAGAGGTTACATTGTATCCATGTAAAAGCAAGTCTTTGGGTAAATCTTGGAACTTCAATCTCGGACCGTTTGGAGGCCATTTTCGCTTATCGCTTGGAATGTCTGAGATTTTAGTCGGTATGAAACGATGGACGACGTAGTAGAGCAGCCAGAGTTTGGCGTTTCTGATGAGGAGCGTCTAAAGCGCAAACGAATCCTTGACCGAAACTCTGGCGCTGAACTAAAGCGACGTTGGGAGCAAGGGGATAGAGCCGAGATTGATAAGCGCGAAGTAAGTATTGCGCCGCCGCGTATTATCGAGTCAAGATGCCACGTCTGCGTCTCGCCATACAGAGACTTCATTGAGGAAGCTTTAGTTCGCGGTCATTCCTATGAACGGATTGCCCGACAGGTTCCCGTTGATGAGAATAACAAGAAAATTGATAGGCGGTCGATAGCTAACCACTTGAAGAACCATATGGACCTTCAGCGAATGGCTATCGTTGAGGAGCTTCAGATTGAGGCTAGAGCCGCCTCACAAAACATTGAAGAGGGAAGCCAAGGAGCTAAAACCGACCGAGGGTTTTTAAAGACTGCTATCGCTAAAGGGTTTGATGACATTATCAAGGGAGTTTCGACGGTTGAACCCAAGGATATGATTCAGATGATAAAGCTCCTGAATGAACTCAACAGTAGCGCCTCGAATACGCGCGCCGAGGAGACAGAGGTTCAGCTACGCATCTTTGTGCGAGCCGTTCAGGAAGTTTGCGATAAAGAGACCTTAGAGGCAATCGTGGACAAGGCTCATGCACTGCGCGAGATGGATGACATCGAGGTAGAGGTTCGCGGAATCATGATTCCTTCAGAGCCTAAGATGATTGAGGCGGAGGTTGTCGATGAAATATAAGCTTGGCAAGTGCGATGGTTGCGGGACAGAACACTATATCGGCATGACGACATATGCGGGTATCCTCATCGAGACATGTCCTTATGTCCCGAGCAACTCATGGGGATACTGGTATACTAAGACAAGCGACTCCGATGAAGACCGCGCGCTACCAACTACTGACCGAGACCCTGCTTGACAAAATCGAGGAGTTGCCTCGCGACGCTCAAGCCGAGTGGCTCTTTCTGGAAGAGAGCGACGAGTTTAAAGGACGTTGGAAAGTAGACGGTATCTATCCCGATTGGTTTTGGGATTACCAGTCGTTAGTTGGAAGTTATCGTACTATATCACCGAGTCGCCTAGACGAGTTCCTCTCATTTTCTGCCGATGCTGGATATCACGTCGTGTTTACCGACCCTCCAGAGGGCATTCTCGACGCCTATGAGCATTTGCATGACGACCCACCATTTGTTCTCAACAGTTCCCTTGATACGTCCGCTAGCGGGTTATTTCCGTGGCAGACGGAAGGATTCAATCGTCTAATCAAGGATGAATCTATCAGTGCGGGCCTTGTGATTTGGGACACTGGTTCCGGTAAGTCTATGTTTATTGCCTCAGCGATTAAGTGGCATGAAACCGAGGGTCATCCTTATGACCTTACCTTGATTGTGGTCAAGAAGAATAACCGCACTGATATGCAACGCAAGCTCAAGGCGCTATCTGGATTAGATTCGTTCGTAGTAAGCGGAACGCCAACCCATAGAGATGTAACTTACGCCGAAGTAAGTTCGCGGCTAGAAGCTAAAGAAAAAGCTATTATCATTACCAATTACGAGAGTTTCCGCCAGGACGATGAGATGTTTAAGTGGCTTATCGAGGATAGAGACATTTTAACATTCATGGATGAGATGCCGACGCGCCTGAGTAACCGTTCTACCAAGGTCTATGAGGCCGTACAAAAGTGTCTCTGGAAGACCTTTCAGACGCGCACACAGTCGCCACAGCCTCGCGCCAAATGGATGCGTCAATGGGAGCTAACGGCCACACCAATTGAGAACTCCCCCGACGGTCTTTTCAATTGTTTGAGATTGCTTAACCCCACGCTTCTCGGTACGGTAGCTCAGTTTGAGGCGGATTATGTCATCAACCGTAACCCTATTTCACATAAGCCCGAAAAGTGGGGGCGGCTTGACAAGCTAGAGGGTACGATTGAGTTCATGACACACCGTGTTAGTCGTAAAGACCCAGAGGTTACCAAGCTCTTTCCAAAAGTGATAGAGGATACGCTTGTGATTGATTGGGACCCACACGACCGAGCTATCTATGACATGCTTGCGACCAGCGCCGTGAAAATCCTTGAAGAAGAATCGGAATCAGACGAATTTAATGTACTTGCGCTCATCCAAGTCATGCAAATGATGTGCGACGCGCCATCCATGATTGGAAAATCGGCAGAAAATCATAAGGAGTTTCAGCGAGTCGTTGAGGAACTCGGCGAAGATGATACGCCGCGCATGGTAAAGGGCTCAGAGATAGCTGTAAGGCTTGTAGAGACATTGAAACGAGCACCGACAGATGAGTACCATACTAAGTTCGAGACGCTGCGAGAAATCCTGACAGAGAAGCATCCCGACGACAAGTGTTTGATATTTATGACTTGGAGTAGTTACGGTTTTCCAGCTATGGAACAAAAGCTAGACGAATGGGGCGTATCCTACGTGGCGTATCACGGTACAGACAAACAACGACAGGCGGCCAAGGATGCGTTCCGTTCTGACCCCGACATCCGAGTCTTTCTGTCGTCCGATAAGGGTTCGGACTCCATCGACCTCCCCGAGGCGGCTGTAGGCGTCAACTACAACCTACCCTGGACGTGGACTCGGCTCAAGCAGCGGCAGGGCAGGAACAACCGAGTAGACTCAGAGCTAGACACGACATTTTGGTACAGTTTGACTATGTGCAATTCGGTTGAGGACCGCAAGGCGGAAATTATTGCTCAGAAGCAATCATACCATAGTATCTTATTCGATGGCAAAGCCGCTGAGGACTCTGCCAGCGCCAAGCTTTCGCGCGAAGACCTTGTCTGGATACTCACGGGAGAACGGTCCTAGACTTTTTTAGGAACCAAGGCGCTTACAAAAGTCAATACGGATTTGAGAGTACGTTCGGTATTCTTTGGTAATCTTCCTACGAATTTTAACGTCGCCTCAAATGTGCGTAGATAAACCCAAGTTGGCGCATCTACGGACAACGCTTTCTCCGTAGCTTTAGCGGTACGATGAACGTTTTGTTTCGCCGTATCCGATGTCAACGATGTATCTGTCGTATGGCGCGCAAGGCCCCTTGTGCGGGTCGCTACGTCGCTTGTGAGGCTATAGTCCCCACTTGAGGTGCGTAACCAATGCGTCTGAATCGACGCGCGGTCGCTTGATAGAGCTTTCTCTGTCTGTTCGCGGACCTGTTTGCCGCCTCGCGCAATCCAGATGTACGTTGGTTTACCCTCTACTGATAGGGCGAAATCTCCTGAGCCTTTTGCGTATTGTTTTTTTGTTTCTGTATTTCGACCACGGATGCGTTGATGAATGTAACCAAAATCCTCGATAATGAGGTTAAGCGCCTTTGAGGTAGAAAACTCTCTACCGAGCGAGTCAAGGACGGTTAGACTGATTGCTGTATTTGGGTCTGGAACCTCATAGGTGTGTGTGACAATAGGACCATAGCCCGTATGTCCATCACCAAAGTCCCAAAAGTACTCTAGGACCGAAACTCCTGGTGGTGCAATAACATGTTCGTGTCCTTCGTGTGCGGTGCCAAAGAATTCAACCGCTAAGAAGATTGGTGTGGTGCCCCAGGCGTAGCGATAATCATCACCTTTATCACTTGGAAGTGGCGAATAGGGATAGATATCGCCGTCGTACGTAGCGCTACCTGGGGGACCTATCTGCGCAAAATAGAAATCGCAAATAACGGGAAATGGCGGCGCAGGTGGTTCTTGTAGACGAGACATTAGGCGACCGTCACCGTTTCGGTAAATTGACTACGTAATCCATTGCGGTCAATCGCTACAAGAGTGACGTAGTATTTACCTTTGAGGGCGTAGGTGTGTTCGGTGATAAGCTCATTACCTGAAGAGAAATCTCCATCTCCATAATTCCATTCGCGGGAAACGATAGCTCCCGTACCTTTCGTTGATTCATCGGTAAACTCAAAGGTTGTTGGAGAGAGGGGGGTTACTTTGAATTTAGCCGTAGGCGCAGTCTTTCCAGTAAGCTCTTCCTCGGGCCACACAAGGCGTCCCAGCGAAGCGTAGCGTGGAATTATCTTAGGAGACTTGATAACGGAGTTCTGGCGCAACGCACGGGCTCGTAGTTGTAGTTCCTTGCCACGAGGAGAAAGAAGGATACCCTTGCGATTGACATTGACTATCTCGCGGAAGTCGGTCCATGGCGCGTAATTGCTATTCCACGGGTCACTTACGACAGAGCGCGCGCTCCACTGTACTGAGCGCTCAAAGATAGACACGTCATCAACCCACCATGTAGATGCGGTCAAGGTCGGTTGAAGGATTTGTACGTAGTATTTTCCAGTTTGTACAATCTCTTCTGTAGGTAGGCTTATGATAATCTCCTGCCATTGGTTTGTTTCAAGTTCTGGCATTGTAAGTGGGATAATAGTGCCTTCCTCACTTACAAGTTGGGCATTGATATTACTAAACATCTCTTGTTTGGTTGAGGTGTATCCTGCGCTCGGATAAAACGGCAGATATTTATACGGGCCAGGGAAAGAGGCTTCATGTTTATGTTCTACGGTTTCGACGGTACGTGGTTCACCCGCAAACCAAAGGAAGAAACGAATCTCCGCCTGGGTAAAGTCGATAAACTCGATTAGGTCAGTAGTGATACCCACGTTCTTTTCGGTCCCATTTGTATCGACGCGGAAACTTTCTCCGCTGAGCGTACGTGACTTGTCACGAGACAAAATGACGCCTTTTGAGCTACTTGGGATAATATCAAAGCCCTGATTCCAAAGTTCTTCGTTACCTGTAAAGCTGGCGAATAATTGTGCACCATCAACAGGAGTAAAGCTTGTAAGCGGAGCAGACTTGTATTCGGCAAAGACGACACTACGCGGGCGAATGGAATGTATATACGCATCATTATCATTCAATACAGCTTTCCATCCTATACGACCCTGGCGGCGGCGGAAGACGCCGTCATCTTCAATCAGAGTCGAATCAAAGACGGGCTCCTGCACTACAGACTTATCTTCGTTCAGTGCAAAAATACGCACACGAGCACTAGAGTCTTCAAGTGAGCAGATCATCAGATATTCGGCGTTGTTATTCATGTTTGGAACTGCGGGGAAAATGTACCCAGGGAGTACAGAGTTTGTCATAATCAGCTTTGTTGTGCCTTCTCCCCATTTGAGAGAAAACGTAATCCAGCTCTCCTCGACGGGATTTTCTACAGGCAGACGCTCTAAGTCTTCCATTGTCTCTAGATGGTCAAAAGAGGACATAGGTTTTTTGTCTAATTCGCCCATAGTACGCGGAGCAAACTCTTTAGTTCCAATATCGGGCTGAGGATGTCCGTCTAGTTCTGATTGTGTTACCCCGATAAGGTCGAGTTGGGTTTGGAAAATCAAAGACTCCTCGCGGAAATAGAGGACAATTTCATTTTGCTTAGTCTGCGAACCTGAGTTGATAACTACTCCAAACTCCGTATCGACGGGTCTTGGGTCGTTATAACCAGGAAGAATATCGGAATGCCAAAGAATACCCTGATTTAGAGATGAGGGTTTCGTAATATCTCCATCAATCGGCGTAGGTTTGCGCAGGAGACCGTTCCAGTTATCAAAGTCCACCGTTGATACTGCCCATTCGGGTTGACCTTCCACTGGCGCGAGTACGAGCTTCATACCCATGACGTAAACAGTACCCGTTTCTCCTGTTTCGCAAACGATTTTTAGACGGACACCCGTAATTGCGCCAAGATTGATTTCATTCTGTTGCAATACAGAACGCTCAACGATAAACTGGCTATCCCCTTCTATAATTGCTTTGAGACTATTCGAGAGAGATACAACCGCTGTTAGTTTTGTGTTAGAGCAATGCCCTTCTGGGTCGGATGTGATTTCGATTCGACTCTGAACAAGATTAACCTTTGATAACGGAAATGTAGGCAATCCAAATGTGAAGTAGTCAGTATCCGAGAAGCCTGTGAGTAAATCAATCGGGTGTATTGGCGTACACGATTCGGTTTCCGTAGTGTTTTCAATTGGCAGTCCTAACGCAGGATAATTTGCAAAGATAGCGTTGTAGCCATATTCTCCTTCTGTCCAATTCTCTTCTGACGCAGACAAGAATGTACGCAAATCAACGTGTCGTTGATATGGCAACTGTTCTTTGGTTTCTTTTTCGTAGGAGTCGTAGTAGAGCCATTCGCGCTCGGTAAACTCCTCAGTAAGTGGGATATTGGATCGTTTTCGTTCAAGCATTGTGAGCCATCGTTCATTACGCCGCCGAAGTAGTCTAGTCATGTGCTATACTGAGAAACGAAAGGCCCTGGAGCAAGACCGATGAAACTCTTCGTCCATATTGTAAATCATCAACTACCGCCAGCTAAATCATGACGGTTATATTAGTTACCGATAAAACTGTTCCTATATCCTGTAAGGGAATGACTAATGAGGATTGGATTGTATTTACTCAAAAACAAGCGGACCAATTGGAGAACAAAATAACAGAACAAAATGAATTAGATGATAAACAAAAAGCAGCAGATAAGGCGCGCTATGAGGTCATTGTTGCAGCGTGGCAAGAGTACCATGAGGCGACTGCTCCAGCGTTGAGTGAGTTCAATAAAGAAATCGCCCCAGCAACAAAAAAGTTTGAAGAAAAAACCGCTTTAGCGCGAAAAGCATACGACGAAGCTCTTAAAATAAACGACTAATACGGAAACCAAACCGATTCTTCGCCATAAACGACACCATCAAGTTCGACGGGAAATGTTTCAACATTGAAATCGCTTAGTTCCGTGTTGGTATCGTCCGTACCTGCCTCGATATACAATTCTGTATCGGCGGTAACTGAGAACTGACTCCGTAAGAAAGCGAGTTCTTTCAGTCCCGCGAAGTATGCACGGTCGTTTTCGAAAAGCGCATTCAGTTCCTTATATTCATGACGACAAGTAACCCAGAAATACATCACGGGCATTGATTCATCGAAAACGATTGCCTGGCGATTCAATCCCGATACTGCCATGCTTGGATTACCACGGAACTGAGGTTCACCCTCGACGGGATAGCTAGGCGCATTGTTAGCGCTAGTAGCGGCACGTGCGCCGAGAAGCGTAAGAGGGTCTCCTCGTGCCGCTGGCGGCTTGGTATAGGTGTTGAGCGTTGTTTCAATCATCCGCAGAGTTTCTGGGTCAACACGATTCGATGCAGGCGGTGCGATAGATGGCGTAGGTGTTGGATGTTCTGGTGAAGATGGGCCTTGAATAAGGTCATCAAGAAGCGGCTTGTAGCCTAGTTCAAGGGCATCGTAAACAACCCCGACGCGCTTAGCCGTAAAAGCTGGAAGAGCAACTTCTGCCAAGAACGGAGTCGCCGCCCAATCGGGGAATAGCTTATAAGTAGTAGGCTTTTGGTAATCGCCTGGTTCATATGGGCGAGCTTGCAGTTGGCTGAACTCAATCTTTATGAACTTGGCCGTAATCGGTTCTGGTAGTACATAGGTCGTCTTAACTGACGTGACATAAGATTGCGGAACGTGAACCCAGAGCTTTTGTTCCCACTCTTCTTCTGTCATTTCTCCTTCTGTTGTTCCTGTCAAATCGTTAGTGTAATAAATGTTGAATGCTACGCCAGGAGTAATAGGGTCAAGAATAATACTGTCAATAACGACGGCATTATCTTCCAACTCGGGTTCCACCAATTCAATAGAAGCAGAACGACCTCTCTGGTTTTCCCATTTACAACTAGGACTATCGCCGTCGATGTAAGGCGCTGCTTTAATTCCCTTGTTAGTCATAGCGCCGTCTATGTAGAAGATACGCGCAGTTGTTTCGTTAGCGAGAGTGCGGACCGCTACCGTTGTGGTACCATTTTCAATAGGGGTCAATGTGACAGAGAATCTTTGCCATTCTGCATCAACTTCAACAACTTGTTCGGATTTCCCAACTGTCGAATCCCCAACTTCAAGGACTAAAAAGTATTTGCCTACGTTACTACGGACCCAAACGGAGAAAGTTATTGGTTTGCCTAACCATACGGCGATTTGAGCATACGTTCCTTCTGGTTCATAAAAATGTTCTTTGGTATGAGCTATGGTTTTGACTTCGAGTACGTTATCCCCGCGAGGAGCTTCGATAGCTTCAATGACCTTGAGCGTAGCTTTGCTTTCGTAGGTATCAAATCGCAAAAGGGCATCCAGGGGCTGAATTGTAAATAGCGCTTTTGCTGGTTCAGGGGCTTTAGGTGACAATTCTTCGAGTAACGATTCTTCTTCTAAAGTGGGTATAAAACCTGAAGATGAAAGTTGTGCCTGAAGTGGTTGTATCCAATCTATTACTTTAGGAGACCCAACTAATTCGGGTTGCAGTTCTTCCAGCGGCGGATTGATAAACCACCCGAAAGGTTGACCACCCACTACGTCATACTCAAAGCTGGGATTTAGCAATGTATTGATTACGCCGTATCTTGGTGTTGAAGGAAAAGTGCGCAAATCGGAGTAATGACTCGTGACGGCGAACTTAGATGGCTGTGGTGCTGAGAGCCAATAACCCGAGTTTGTGTTCTCTCCGACAGGGGCTTGTGCGCTGGAATGAATTGCAACGGAGCGATAGGGGTCGCCTAAGAAGTCCGTACCAGAATCAGCGGTCAATGCGAGGAGTCGGAAGGCAAAAGACGCAGATGGCGTCAGAAGGGCTTTCCCGTCGCTCTGGAGGGCTTCTACGAACCCTGGCAGAGGGTTTGGTTGCGCGTAGTAAAGCTTTTCTATTCCCGACACGATTTGGAAGCCGATGCGTAGCTCAGAGACATTAGTTGTCATGCTTGCGGTAACTTCAATTTCTTGGTCGAGAATCGCATCAATCCAAATACGTTCTCCTTCCGCCTGTGCCCCTGTGACGGTGCCTTTAGCCAGTACCTCCCAAGCAGAATTGCCGAAATTATGTTGTTCAATCGTGTAATTGAGAGTGCATGTAGTCGCGGCGTCTTCTTCTACGGCGGCAAGAAGTTGAAAGCCTGAGATACCAGGGAAACGAGTCTGTCCAATTTTGACGCCGCGTAAGTAATCTTCTGGTAGACGGAACTCTTGGTAATAGAAGCTGTTGTTGGGCGTAAGAGAGCCTGTGACGACGTTTTGGTCAATCACAACTCCTGAGTATTCAGCACACACGTTTGCCATCATGGATTATGGCTCCGAAGTAGTCTAGTCGTGTGCTATACTGTCCATTACTGATATCGAATCGGCGGTCAGGGAGTTATGTAGATTCTCCTTTCATTCCCGAACTCAAGGCGTAGCGACCGTATTCCTTGGGTATCAGTTCTAAGGCGCAACGTTACGGCCAATGCGCAGATTACGTACCTCGGCGCTATACGGAAACGGCAAACCTTCTTCAGGACGGGTAAACTCAAAACGAACAAAGCGCGTGTAAATCATGGCGCTTAGTGATGTCTCAACATTCATTGTGATAATCGACCACTGATTGATGTTCTTAGCTTCGTAAGACGTACTCTGAGTTGATGTAGCTTTACGTTCGCTGACAAGTTTTACAGGAATAAAACTTCGCATTGGAGCGGCATCAAGAAGGTCGTAGCTAGCTGAGATTTGGAAAGGCTTTTGTGAGGCTTCGAATGAAAGAAAGTTGACGGCTTGTACGGTACCTAGGTCGATCTCTAGATAATCGGTTCCTGTCAAACGTTCCAAAGATGACCAAAATGGTGCCGTTTCAGAAGGCGCTCCCGAAATCTGAGTGAGGTTTTGATAGACGGCGGGATAGACGTAGTTGACTAGGGGTTCGGGACCTACCTTTGTCGTGAGCGGTTCTGGGGGATTAACGGCGGCATCAATAGCTTTGAATTCCTCTAACGGACTTTGGAATTTGGCAAGAAATGGATATTGCGCTCGTTGCGCAGGCGAATAAATGCCGATATGTTCATCTGCATAGTTCTCTACTTCTTCTAGATGTTCTGCCCCCTCTTCCGTATAGGCTACTGCCGCAGCAACGTTATGGAAATTGACGTAGTTAGCGTGTTGCCCGTTGATAGCCACAGGAGCCTCGTTCTCTACGCCTGGTTCAATCCAGGTGGTTGAGCTAATAGGGGGCCATGGGAGACCACGCTTGCCTGTCACGTAGCGCAGAACTTCGACGAATTCTGAGTCGGCAAAAGAAGCGTTAGGAATCTGACGTTTGGTCAAACCAGGAGCTTTGCCTGGCGTAGGAATACAGGTGACTGGCTTGATATTGTTGATGGCGTCTTGAGCAAAATACCAATCTTCAATAGGGATTACCGCATCCTCTCCGTCGGCAGAAGCCCCTACTTGGTTAACTTCGACTTCAATCTCAATAGGATGTTCTTCGTTGTCGGCCAGAGAGTTTTGCGTGATAAGGAATTGAGGCATAGGCTTATCTGCCAATTCGTTAATAAAACTGATAACCAATGGGTTGCCAGGAAACGGCCCGCCCGTAACCGATACATTTTTACTTCCGATGACTGGCAGGGCTTCAAGCGCAAGCATAAGTTCTTCGAAATCTACGTCAAAGGCCAAAGGGTAGGTTGTCGTTGTATTCTGAACTTCTTCGCCTTTTCCGTTTGGTCCAAGCGGCATTGTAAGCTTGAACGTACCTGCAATGGCGTTACCTTCCTCGGTAGAGATTGTTTGCTGTGAGCTTTGTGGATGCTCTTGGCGTGGCAGAAGAATTATCTCCTCTGTTGATTTAGTCAAGCCGATAACTTCAAGTCCAAGCGGGTCGTCGGAGAAGCCATCGTAC